GGCGAAGATGATGCAGGGTGGAAAAAAATTCGGCGCGTAAAGACACGTTATGAACTGCTGCAGAGATGTTCCAATGCCACCGAAAATTTGAGAGTGGATAACAATACGGACGGCAGCACAGCGGTAAAGCAGGCGGTTCAGGGTGTGCTTAACGCTATGGTTAGTGAAGGAAAGCTTTCGTCAGGCGCTACGGTATCCAGTGACAGTTCAAATAAAGCGACAGGTGACAGCGCCTGGTTTATTATTCAGGCCGATGATATTGACAGCCTTGAAAAGATATATGAAGTTTTCCAATTCAGATTTAGTGCGTCAACTTCATCGACAACCTAAGGAGGAAAATAGATATGTTAAACGAGCAAGGGACTCTTGATGTCCGGAAAATTCTTACCGGCAAAGACGGGCAACTGTATGTTACGCCACCAAACAGTTCGACACCAATGTTTCTCGGAGAGGTAGATACTTTTCAGGTTCAGCTTACGTTCAACAATACCGACCATCAGCCAGTAGGCAGTAATCTGGTTTTTTCCATAAACACAGGATATTCAATGGTACTCACAATGTCGGAAGTAGTGGTAAGGGATGATGTAATGCTTGATCCTCTCATTACGGCGTTACGGAAAGGATTTGTACCATTCTATGATTTTAGAGGTAAACTGACTCGCAGGATAGACGGGGCGTTACAGCAGCAGGTTTGGCGGAACTGCCTGCCTGAAGGTACAGTTGACCTTATGAATGTTGCTCCCGGCAGTATAGTCAAACGGCCTTGGAGCTTCAGGGTAAATTCAACACCTGAGCTTTTGGATATGTTTGAATCTGCCTAATTATTACGAAAAAGAGGATGATATTATGGCTACGAAAAATACAGAAGAAAAGAAGAACCTTCCAGATGCAGATCAGGTTCTTATGAATGAGGACGATATGCTGAGCGGTTTATTGGAAGCCGCTGAATTTAAAACAAACCCTGAAAATCGTAAACTGATTAAGGTTAAGCGCGGAGATAAATTGTTTTTCCAGTTTCACATTCGCCCACTTGAGGAAAACGAACTTAACAAATGCAGAAAACGCGCTACAAAGTACATTCCGAATCCTCAAAACCGTCATTTAAAGATCGAAGCCGATACGGATTATGTCAAACTTCGCAGCATGAAAATTTATATGGCCACAGTGGATGAAGAGCGGAAAAAGCTATGGGATAATCCGCGTTTATCTGAAAAATTCAATACTATTGAAGGCTGGGAAGTTATCGACAAAGTTCTTATGGCCGGAGAAAAAGATCAAATTTGTGATGTGATTGACGATATCAGCGGTTACAACGCATCTTTGGAGGAAACCGCAAAAAACTTATCGATGCCGGAGGAAAGTCCTATCTCTTAAGTAAGCTGGTTATGGCAGGGTACGACCCTATAGCGGTTCTAAATAAACCGCCGGGGGTTCGTGCCTTCTATTTTGCCAGCGCTCATAAAGCGATAGAAGAAGAACGGAACAGTCCGGCAACACTGCTCAAAGGAGGGGAATAGGAAAATGGCGGATGAAGATATGGTCGTTATCGATTTGTCGGCTAAATTTAATGACCAGACGGAACCTGGCGTATCCAGCGCTACATCCAAAACCGATAAATTTACTGAGTCTATAAAAAAAGAAAAAAAGCAGATGGACAGCATGAACCGAACAAAAGGGCAGGTTATGCTCGAGGCAAAGGATAAAGCCAGTAAGATCATCCGTGACGTCGCAGACCGTGCAAAAAGTCTGGCAAGCAAGACTTTTAAAGTAACGGTAAAAGCCGTTGACCTTGCTACGAAGCCCATGCGATCAATTTTTAATTTTGCCACATCCGTAAAAGGAGTAATTGCTGGGCTTGCCACAGGGTATGCCGCTGATAAACTGATTAAAAGCCCGCTTGAACTTGCCGATAACCTTACCAATGCTCAGATAGGTTTTGAAACCATGTTTAAAAGTGCCGATAAGGCGAAAAAAATGATGTCCGATATTCAGAATTTTGCCATTAAAACCCCGTTTTCAACTACAGACGTTATCCAAAACACTCAAACGATGATGGCTTACGGCTTTCAGGCAAAAGATGTTATTAAGGATATGGAGATTATCGGGAATCAAGCCGCAGCGGTAGGAAAAGGGTCAGATGGATTGCAGTCGATTGCTTTGGCTTTAGGCCAAATGCAAGCACATGGCAAAGTCGACGCGCAGGATATGAACCAGCTTACGAATGTAGGTGTTAAAGGCTGGGATTATCTTGCTAAGGCTATGGGAAAAACGAAAGCCCAAGTTATGGATATGTCACAGAAAGGCCTTATCCCTGCCGATAAAGGTGTTCAGGCTATTTTGAATGGGATGAAAGAATTTGACGGCATGATGGATAAAACAGCTAATTCTACTGCTTCCGGATTATTAAGTCAAATTCAGGATACGTTTGACATTGATGTTTTTACAAAATGGGGGCAAGGGCTGCAGAGCGGTGTAATCGGTGGCTTATCAAAATTTAATGATTGGCTTGGAAAAAACAAAGACAAAATCGCCAAATGGGGCGATGCTCTGAAAGATATTGGCAAGGATATCAGTGAAAAAGTTACAAAGAAAATTGAAGATTTAGGTGAAACGGCTGACAAGGTTATAAACAGTTCCGCTTTTAAGCAGGCACCTACGGCATGGGCAAAAATAAAGATTCTGTGGAACAAAATAGTTATCGAACCCTTTGATAAATGGTGGGATGGTTCCGGAAAAAAATGGCTGGCCGGAAAAGCTGAAAAAATTGGCCAAGGTTTAGGTTCCGGGCTGAAGAACGGTATTCTCGGAATTCTTGGCATTGATATTCATGGGGCTGCTTCTGATGGGGAAACTATTGGTGGTTCATTTGCAAGCGGCTTTTCAAAAGGTTTTGATGCTAAAAAAGTAGGCGAAGGAATCAAAAAAGCATTTAAAGGCCTATTCAAGGATGCCGGTACTTTGTTTTCCGGTAACAAGAGCAGTACAAGCGGCCTGTCTGCCGCTATTTTAGGTTATTTGGGATATAAAGGAGTAAAAGGTGCTGTTGGTGTAGGAAAAGCAGGCGCAGGAGCCGTTAAAGGAATTAAGGGCCTTGTTGGCCTGTTTGGCAAGGGCAAAAAAGGTACGTCCGACATTGCTGGACTCAGTAATCTTAGCACTGCTTCTATGAGTGTCGATGCTGCGGTGGTTAATATCAACGGAAAAATAACAAACAGCGGGCCGTCCACGAGGACAGAGTGGAACGCAGCTAAAACAGCGGCGTCGGGTGCAGCTGGAACGGGAACAACAAAAGCGCTGACCTCTGGAGCTGCTGGAAAAGCATTAACTTCCGGTGGCAGCACACCATTGCTTCCGAGCAGTACGGCAACAGGGACATCACTACTTGGCAAAAGCTCAAAATTGATAATGAATCCTGCAACCCAAACGTTAGCCAAAGTAGGGGCTGGACTTGGAAGTGGAGCTGCAACGGCAGGAGGGGCAGCAGCTGTAGGCGCGAGTTCGGTGCTTGGCGGAGCACTCGGCGCTGCCGGTATTGTTTCCGGTGGAGTCGATATTTACAAAGGTATAAAAGCTAAATCTGACAAGGTGAAAAAAGACAAATACATTACTGGTGGCACAAAGATTGGAATGGTCGGTGCCGGAGCAGCAACGGGTGCTGGTATCGGGGCAATATTTGGAGGAATTGGTGCTGTACCTGGTGCCCTGATTGGCGCTGGCGTTGGTGGTTTGGGTGCTCTGTTAGGAGGAAACAAATTAGGTAAAGCCATTTCTAAAAGCACGGATAAAGGCGGCCGACTGTACAACGCATGGAACGCAACTAAAAATGGTGTTGGCTGGGCCGCAGGAAAAGCCGGAAGCGGAATCGGCTGGGTTGCTAATAAAGTCGGGCAGGGCGCAAGCTGGGCCGGAAATAAAATAGGAAGTGGCCTTAGCTGGGCTGGCAATAAAATTGGGAAAGGAGCCCATAAAGCCAAGACGGCAATATCTGATGTAGGTATTTCCGGAATCAATATTGCGGCTGGTGCGTGGACTAAAGCTAAGAAACCACTTCAAAAAGCATGGAGCGGTGTCTCGGGCTGGTTCAACTCGCATGTCTATAAACCAGTTAAAAACGGAGCTAAGACAGCGGGAAACTGGATCGGAGATAAATTCAATAAGGCAAAATCCAATGTGCAAAGTAAATGGAAAAAAGTCTCCGGGTGGTTCGGGTCGAATGTTTACACTCCTGTTAAGAATGGGGCGAGAACAGCTGGGGCGTGGGTCGGTGATAAATTTGACAGTGCTAAAAGTACAGTTAAAAGTGGTTGGAGTAAGGTTTCCCGCTGGTTTGGTTCCAATGTCTATACCCCAATAAAAAACAATGCCAAAACTGCAGGGACGTGGCTTGGCGATAAGTTCAATGACGCGAAATCAAATGTTCAGGCTGGCTGGAGTAAAGTCTCCAACTGGTTCGGTTCCAATGTTTACGATCCGGTAAAAAGTGGAGCCGAGACGGCCGGAACTTGGATTGGAGATAAATTTAGCGCCGCAAAAAACAGCATACAAAGCGGATGGGCTAATGTATCAAGTTGGTTCGATAAAAATGTTTGGAGTCCATTGCAGGGGGCAGCAACGAACGCAGGACAATGGATAGGAGACCGGATAAACGACGCGAAAAACGGAGTTAGTAAGGCAAAAGATTATCTTGCCGGCTTAGGTGATACCGGCTCTAAATCCACAGGCCTGAAAACAAGCACAGGAAAATCTTCTGTGTTAAAACATGCTGAAGGAGGATTTTTTGATAAACCGCATAAAGGTCTTGTGGCAGAAGCCGGACCGGAAGCAATCATTCCATTATCGTCACAAAGACGCAGCCGAGGGCTGGCGTTGTGGGAAGAGGCTGGGCGCAGGCTTGGTGTCACAACATATGCCAAAAGAGCTATCGTCGGTACTTTAGCGAGCACTCCGCGACCGGTAAACATGGCCACGGCACCTTCGTCCATATCCACGCCGGTGTCAGTAAAAGTCACCGGGAATGAATTTGTGTTTAAAATTGAAGGCAGTAGCGATCCGGATGCCGTTGTTGCCGCAATTAAGGCAAAGGCCCCGGAAATTGGAAATGTGCTGGCATATCAAATTGCGTTATTTATAAAGAAATCATTTAACAACAGGCCAGCGAGGGCGAATTCATGAATGTTTATGTAATTGATACCACAACTAATACGCAGACCGTAATTCCGGTTATACCTGAATCCATTATCGCCCAGGGCGAAGCAAATTTTCTCAGTTATGACATTCTAAATATCGGAGAGGTTAAGATTCCGAATGGAGAAAATCTTTCAACATATTCATGGGACGATGGATTGTTCCCATCGGAACGGTTGAAAGGCCAACCGTTCCTTCATGGGACTTGGCAGGACCCACAGATTTATCAGCGGCGTTTTGAGGGATATAAATCTCAAGGTACACCTCTGAAGCTTCTTATCACTCAGACCCCAGTCAATGCTGATGTTTTTCTTAGCAGTTTTGCAGCTACTTATCAGGGCGTTAATGGTATTCATTATTCCATTGAATTCGTTGCAAATAAGAATATTAAGGTTGCCACGGAATCCGGTGGAACCGGAAAGACTGGATCATTAAAAACGGTTACATTAAAAAGGTCTACAGCTCCGGCAGCCAAAACGTATACTGTCGTATCAGGCGATAGCCTATGGAAAATTGCGCAGAAAAAACTTGGCTCCGGGGCCAAATACACTGAGATATATAATTTAAATAAAAATAAAATCAAAAATCCAAGCCTGATTTACCCCGGCCAAGTCTTGACTCTGCCGTAAGGTGATAATATGGAAATCGATATATCTAAATTAAAATATAAATTTTTAGTTGTTTTAAAAAGCGGCGCCTCTATAAATATCACTAATCTTATTACGGATTGCTCCATAGAGGACCCTGATGGAGAAATTTCAGAACATGCCGAAATGACAATTAATAATATTCTTTATGGCAGCGGTAGAATCAGTTCCGTTATTACGCCGGGCAGTGCGTTGTATATTTCTTCTGATTGGGGCTCAGGATTTGAGGAAATATACCGGGGCACAATTTGGGATTGGGACGATGAAGGAAGCACTACTGACAAATCCTTTAAATTTTCAGTCTATGATATTTTGAAATACCTTGAACAAAGTGAGGACAATATCTATTTTCCAGCGGGACTTAGCACAAAAAGCATTGTTGGAAATATTTCAAACAAATGGGGGATTCCATTTTCCTATACGTATTCGTCGATTACCCATTCCAAAGTTGTGTTGCCGGCAACCGAACTGAGTGAGGCGATAAAGACGGTCCTTGATGATGCGCAGAGTAAAGTTGCCGCTAATTATGTTATCCTGGCTCGCAAAGGCGTTATGGATGTTATACCACAGGGTAGCAATAGCACCGTATGTGTGTTTACAGGCCGGGAGATTGAGACAACGTCCAATAAACTATCTATGGATGACTTAATCACGAAGGTTATTGTAGGCGGGCAACAGGACAACGCCGGAAAAGTTCCTGTGGAAGCTGCATTTACGGGCCGAACGGAATTTGGTACATTACAGAAACTTGTGTCACGAGATGAAGATACAACGCTGAATGCGGCATCTGCTGAAGCACAAAAGATGTTAAAAGAACATGGTAATTTATCGGGAGACAGGGAAATAGGAGCTCCGGATGTGCCTTTTATACGGAAAGGGGATAAGGTCAAAATTGTGACAGGAAGTTTCAACGGATATTATTATGTGCTTGGGGTAACTCATTTACCGGTAGAAAGGCGTATGACAATGCAGGTGAAAAGTGTCACGCAGGAAAGTGTACCGATTAAATCTGCCACAAAGTAAGGAGGAGAAGCATGGACCATACAGGCTACAATACTCTGGCAGGAGTTTTACATACAAAAATGACGAAGACATCAAAACCTCATCGGATTGTTGATTTCGGTGAAATCCAAAGCAATTACAGCCTTAAAACAAATTTCTTTCCGGTTGAGATTCCTCCAAAAGATTATGTAGTTTGCCGGGAAGCCACAATGGTGGGGCAAAATCTTACGCAGACAAAAACAGGTGAAGATGTCCTTCTGCCGCCTAAAATGGCCGCGATTAAACCTGGGGATCGTGTGTTTGTTATCTGGAATGACGCTACTCCGGTTGTTATAGATGTTATCTGTCCAGCAACTGAGGTGATTAATAATGCCTGATTTATTCCCTTCCTTTAATGTGCCGGATTACATCGAAAGTGACTCTGCTCAGTCAAGCCAAAACTTTCCCAAAAGCGTATTATTTGATTTTGATTCAGGGGATTTTGTCAGAGACGGCGCGGGCCGCCTTATT